CGCAATCGGGACAGGGGAGGGTCACGATCCCCCCTCCTTCACGCGAGAGTTCCATGCAGGCACGACCTCGTCCAGGGTGGACGACCAGGACACGACCTCCGACAGGATGCAATCGTTCACGGGATGGACGACCTGGAACAGGTCCTCGCGGCCCCCATATACCCCAATAGTGAGGGACACAGAGCACCCACAGAACGGGCACGGTTTGAGGGAGGCCCTGGCCTTCTCCAGGGTTCTGACGAGATCGTCCCACGCACGCCACGCAACCTCCTCCGAGGGGGCGGAGTGGCCGAAGTACCCGCAGGAGCAACAGACACGATAGGAGATAGACTGCTCCACATGGGGGGAGGCACCGCAGAAGGGGCACGGGGCGGTCATATCCTCACCATCATGTCGAGCAGACCCGCCAGGAGCTCCCCGCGGGGCGTGAGGTAATGGCGGAGCACGGGGCGGCCGCAGTATTGCCCCGCCTCGGCGCGGATTATACCAGCATCCAGGAGCTCCCGCAGGCGGGCCTCCCGGGCTTTATCGTGGGCCTTCCCCCCGCAGACACCGCCGGCGGTGATCCCGGGAGAACCGCGGACCATCGACAGGACGGCCCAGGCTTGGGCCTTCTCCATTATTTGAGGTTCCATAAACCATAATGGCGATATGGTATATTTAACCATATCAAAAGGGTATATACACATGAAAACCCCCGAGCAATACGGCATTTTTTGGCTTGGGCTATTGGTATTATTTACCATACTATTAAATACTATAATGCTGATGAAGATATAACAAGAGCGGGAGACCGCCCAAGGAGGAAAAGAACATGGCAACAACCACCGAAGCAAAGACCGAAGCAATTAGGGAATACATGCAGACCGCCGAGGACAGCACCAACCTCGCCCTCGAGGACCTGGAGCAGGCCCACAGAATCCTGGCAGGAATCAAGGCCGGACTGACCGACAGCGACCGCCTCGGGATCATTAGAGAGGCACGCGAGCTCCGCCAGCTCGCCGCCTTTATCAGCCAGCGCGCAGACGACCTGGAGGGCGCCGCCCTCTATTGAAGGAGGAGAGAACAATGGAAACCAAGACCAAGACAGAACCCGCAGAAATCGACTTCGAGAAGATGGAAACCCTCCTCTACGAAGTACAGGACCAGATAAGGACCGAGAAGGACATGGAGAGGCGCCACGCCCTCCACGAAATCAGCCAGCTCATAACCTGGGCATGGGACAGCGCAGAGTTCGCCGGAGGCGCGGACCCCTTCGCACGCCAGCTGTACGCCAAGGCCCTCGACAAGGCCGAGAGGATCGGGGTGGCCTAAATGCACTATGAGATTATCAGCCACAGACAGACCCGCGACCGCGAGGAGGCCGCAAGGCACTCCTTGACCGTCGGGGACCTCATCGAGTACCTCAAGGAGCTGGACCCGGACGCCCCGATTATCGTCGCCGGATATGACGGCAACCTATACAACGCGATAGACAGTTGGGACGGAATCGAGCTCATAGAGGAGGGGGACGAATGACCGCCCACTATTGCGAGGACTGCGCCGAGGCCCGCAGGGCCACCCCGGCCAAGTATAGAGTATCATGGGACCTCGGGAGCAAATGGCTCTGCGAGGCATGCGCCAGGGAATACGCATCCAGGTGGACGGAGGCGAGGGCATGAGCGACGCGATCCTCTCCACGGTCTGCCACGGGACGATGGACCTCCTCGAGGCCCTAATGGCGCAGTACCGCGCCCAGGAGGAGCCGCACATGGCGACCCTCTGCAAGATAGCAGGGGCGCACGTCCAGGCCGCCCTCCTGTACGGGGACCTCGACAGGATCGGAGAGGCCCGGGAGAGCATAGCGAAGGCCCAGGAGATCATAATGGAGGTATTGAAGGGATGAATGGGGAGGGGGCGGGTCCTTCTCGCCCGAAGGCCGGCGGACCCGCCCGGAAAATGCCACAACCGCCCAGGGGTGGGAATCCAACAGACAGCAGAGGCGGAGGAGCCCGGCCAGAACATGCAGGACTGACACGCTCCCCCATGAATAGGGAAGCATACGCACTTTATAAAGGTGCCCCAGGGGAGCATATACACCGTAACACGGAGCCCCCGGGTTCGTGGCATGTGTATGTGTATGTATATACACCCCTGCCGAGACACCCTCCGCCACGACACGGAGGGAGAACATGTCACGGATAAACGATTATCTCGAATTTTTGAAAGCGCACGGCAGGACAGACAAGACAATCAAGGACTACCGCCTCAAGCTATCCCAGGCCGAGAAGGCCTTGGAGGCGGGCGGATATTCGACGGACCCGACCGAGACCGACGGCGACGCCTTCCTGTATTTGAGGCGGGCGATCCCGGGGAAGGAGGAGACGGTCCGCCAGATTATGAAGGCATGGGACCGCCTCGTCGAATGGACCACGGGGCGGAAGATACTCCCGACGCTCGGCCTCCTTTGGAATCGGAAGCAGGTCCGCCGTACATTCATAAGCCCCGAGCAATACGCCGGGATGATGAAGGCCGCCCGCGACCCATTCGAGAGGGTCCTCCTGGTACTCGGCGGGATGATGGGGTGCCGGCGCATCGAAATGATACGTTTACGGATGGAGGACGTCGGCGAGAACACCGTCACAATACGCGGGAAAGGGCACCAGGACGGCCTAATCATCCCCCAACCGATTAACGGCACGGTCCGCGAGGAATTAAGGGCGTATATGGCCTGGAGGGCGACGCTCCCGGGATCGGAGCACGACCCGCGCCTATTGATCCTCCCGAGGAGATACGGGGGCTTCCTTTCGGAGAGTACGATGGAATACACGGTCCCGCGGAAGATCAAGAGCCTGGCCCGCAGGGCGGGGGTGGACGCATCCACGCACACGCTCCGCCGCCTGTTCGGGACGACGATATACAGCGCCACGGACCACGACCTGGCCGCCACCGCCCGCCTATTGAGGCACGCGGACATAGCCACGACGGTCGAATGTTATATAGAACCGAGCAGGAACCGGGACACGCAGACCCTCGACACCCTCTGCGATATGCTCACATTTTAAATATCATGGGTACGTTCTAATATATGCAGGACCGACACACGGCGACAAAAAACCAATAACACGGATTATAGGTTTTTTGAGACGGCGAAGGCCCTGCGGGAGAGTAAGAAAATGCCCGCAAAAATCCGCATAGAAACGGTCTGGCGCGCAATCGCCGGAATGGTCGACCCTTCGAGGGACGTAATCAACATCAAGAAGGCCGACTTCGAGGACCTGGTCCTCGGGGCCGGGATCGCCTCCAGCAAGCAGACGATAAAGGCCCTCTGGGCCCAGGCCCGCTTCTCGGGGCTCAACATTTACGCAGGAGCACAGCCCGATAAGGTCATAATCCTTGACATGAAGGCCCTGCGCGAGACCGTAGAGCCCGCCAAAAAGGGTGTATATACATACACACACACATGTAACACGAATACGCAGGAGGTGGCATAAATGGCCCCTGCCAGCACCCGCAACGTTTACCAGCGCCTCGCCGAATGTAAGGCGATTGTAGCCGAGACCGCATTTAAGAAGGTCAAGGGCGAGGGCTTGAAATTCGCCTATTTACCAATCGACCAGATTAAGCCCATAGTCGAGGATGCCATGCTGAAGGCCGGCCTCGTACTCCTCCGCGGAGAGATCGAGGCGGAGCCCATGAGAGAGCCATGGACCAGCGCCAGCCAAAACGGCCCCGGGAGCAGTACCTGGTTCCATTTGAGAGGACGCCGCTCCTTCACATGGGTCAACATCGACGACCCCACCGACAGGACCGACCCCCAGGTCTACGAATCGGAGGCGAAGGACAACTCGGACAAGACCTTCTCCAAATTGAACACCGCCATTTTAAAGGCCTTCTATAAGGACGAGTTCAACATAAGCGACAGCCCCAAGGACGACACCGACAACACCGAGGACGAGCTCAAGGCCGAGCGCGAGGCACAGCGCAGGGCCCAGGAGCAGAAGGCCGCCCGCGATCCCTTCTTCGGAGGATCGAAGAAGGGGGCCCCCAAGGCATCCGAGACAATCACGGACCGCCCCAGGGAGACGATGGTGGACGTAATCTGCAAGGCCAACAACACCGCCCTCCTCCGCCCCATCGTGAAGAAGTACGCGCAGGAATACGGCGACGACATAGACAGCTGGACCGACGACGAGGTCAAGACCGCATTTAAGGCGGTCGCCGAGGCCGGGAGGGCGAGCGAATGAGACTCCTCAACGATCCCCAGGTCCAGACCGACGGCCTCCCGCCCGAGGAGCAGGCGGTCCGCATCCAGGCCCGCCTCGACCAGCTAAAAACCGAGATAGAGGTGCTGACCGCCCAGAGGGACGACGCCATCAAGGAGGCCCTCAAGAGGGGCGTGAGGAATTACGGAGGCTTCCGCTTCGGCATGAAGGCCCCCGCGGCCACAATCAGCGAGAAGAAAATGGCGGAGACCCACCCCGCCGAGTTCGACGGCTACTGCGCCTGGTACCCCACCAGCAGGGAGATAAGGCTCACCAAGACCGACCTCGCCAAGTATCTCAAATTGAGCGGGCATGTCAACCCCGCCCAGGTAATCAACGACTGCCTGGAGCCCGGGACCGGCGAAGGCGCCCCGACCTTGACAAGAATCAAGGAGGCGGAGGAATGAGCTCCCTCGCAATATGCCCCGACTGCGGCGGGGAGTACCCCGTCCACATGAGCAGGACCGCCCTCGGCCTCCGCGTAGAGGGCAGGTGCCCCAACTGCGGGAGGGACCGTTCATATACGCGCTTCGACAGGGACGAGGAGGCAGAGCCCGAGCTCATCCAGGACGGCTGGCTTGTAAAATGCTACGAAGAAGGCGACGAGGAGCACGTCTCGGCCGAATGGGACGAGCCCTTCAAGACCGAGGACGAGGCCCTGGAATACGCCCGCAGGATGAAGGCCGAGCACATAAGCGCCCAGGTACTCCCCAGGATGGTGGCGATAGAATGAGGGGCCTCCAAGATATTCGCTTCGAGGATCGGGACACCCGCACCGGCACCATAAGGGTCGTAATCACGGACGACCTCACCCAATACGCCGCCAGGATCGACTACGCAACTCTCCTATATGCCCTCGAGAAGGACCTCGGCCTGGAGGTGCGCGAATGACATGGAGCCCCTGCCCCGCCTGCGGAGCGGACGGCTATAAGGTCCGCCCGGCCATGATCGGATGGGTCTGCTATTGCCCCAATTGCGACGCGATCCTCACCAGCGGGGCCACCCGTACTCAAGCCATCATGTTCTACACGGCCACCCACAGGAGGGTGCAGGCATGAGCCAGCAACTCAGACCATGCCCCTTCTGCGGGACCCCCGACCCGTACATATTCCGCAACGAGGCCGAGGACTCCTGGGCGGTTTCCTGCACCTGGTGCGGATGCAGGACCGCCGACAGGGGCACGCAGGAGAGCGCCATCCGCTCCTGGAACATGAGGTGGGAACAATGACCGACTGCAGGACATGCGCCAGATGCCTCGGGATCAAGGAGGGCGGCCGCGTGATCTGCGCCAAGTATTTGGAGCTCCAGGAGCCGACCGACTGCAGGGAGTACAAGCCAATCAAGGGGGCGGGCCAATGATGCAGAGCCCCCAGACGATCCTCCGCGAATGGCTCGCCGGCCACCCCGGGGACTTCACGCTCCGCGAGGCATGCGAGGGCACCGGCCTCTCCATGCCCCTCGTAACGTACACATTGAGGCGCCTGCACCTGGCGGAGAGGGTCGGCACCGCGGGACCATTCCCCACGGGCGAGCGGGCGCAGTACCATGTCGGCGTATGGAGGGCGGTCCAATGACCCTCGCAGAGCAGGCCGACGGGATCAGAAGCCTCCTCCTCGGCATGACCGAGACCACCTGGCCCGAGGACAAGGACAAGCTAATCAAGGCCCTCCTCCGCATGAGAAGGGACTGCGAGCAGGAGGGCAGGCGGAGGATAATGCACGAGCTCGAGGCATGGATAAGCGTGGTCCAGGTCTGCGAGAATCCGCGCGAAGTAGCCATAGCCAAGGTCCCCGAGGCCATCCAGAAGCTAAGGAGGGCGGTCGCATGAAGTCGGCCAGCGTACCGAGGCCCCTGGCGGAGATCATCATAAACACCCTCCACGGGGAAGAAGGCCCCCACCATGAGGGCTGGACGCAGAGGGTCACGGCGGGCTGGTACATTGTCCGCCAGTCGGCGCACTACCGCCTCCTTCACGGGCGCATGAGCCTCGGCAACATCGAGGACCTCCGCGCAGGGCCGACACCGGCCCCCGCCTTCCCGGGAGCCCATACGCTCGAGATTGAAATGGCGAGCGGGCTGGTGCTATCCTTCCCCATAAGGGAACCCAGGGGGGTCACGGAATGAGCGACCAGCGCGTGATAATAGGCAACAGCCTCCGCGTATTGAAGGACCTGGAGCCCGAGAGCATAGACGTCTGCGTCACCAGCCCGCCATATTGGGGCCTCCGCGATTATGGCTCCGACCCCGAAATATACGGAGGGGACGACGCCTGCGCCCACGAATGGAGCGAGCACAGAGAGCCCGCCCGCGGGGGGATCGGAAAGACCGCCAACGTAGGAGCCAACAAGGACGGCGTAGCCAACAACAGGGGCCACCCGACCATAACAGCGTACTGCGCCAAGTGCGGGGCATGGAGGGGCCAGCTCGGCCTCGAGCCCACCCCCCAGGAGTACATAGAGCACCTCTGCGGGATCTTCGACGAGGTCAAGCGCGTACTAAAACCGACAGGGGCATGTTGGGTAAATCTCGGGGACACCTATAACGGGGCCAAGACGGGCAACACCGAGACGAACAAGAACGCCAAGGTCGTCGCGGACACATTCAAGAAATCCCCCGTCCAGGGACTCGGGCAGAAATCCCTCGTCCAGATACCCGCACGCTTTGCGATAGCCATGTGCGACAGGGGCTGGATATTGAGGAACGAGATTATATGGCACAAGCCTAACGTGATGCCTCAATCCGTAAAGGATCGCTTCACGGTGGACCATGAGAAATTTTATTTTTTCACGAAGGAGCCGACCTATTATTTTAACCAGGTAAAGGAGACCGCGCGGAGCATCAACAGCAGGAACGCCCGCACAACCTGGAGCATCCCGACGAAGGCCAGCGGAGAGGACCACTGCGCCATGTTCCCCCCCGCATTAATCGACATTCCGATAAGGGCATGTTGCCCCCCGGGAGGCACCGTCCTCGACCCCTTCTGCGGGAGCGGGACCACCCTGGAGTATTGCAGGCGCCACGACATTAACGGCCTCGGCATCGAGATAAACCCCAGGTTCAAGGAGATAATAGACAGGCGCTCCCTCGCCAATATCGGCAAATTGGAGGCTTACGAATGAGAGAAAAATGCCACTTCTGCGGGGGCCCGATGATATGGGACAGCGACGCCACCATAGAGGACGCCACGGGCGAGCCCGTCCCCGGGATCGTATCGAGCCTCCACTGCCTCGAATGTGGGGCCACCGCGGAATGGATGAAGAAGGAGGCGGAGGAATGACCGTCCTATATTCCCGCAACGCGACCGACCGCTGGCTCGAAATGACCCGCACCCAGGTCCGTATATGGAACGTACTCCACGAAGGCCCCCTGGAGGCATCCGAGATAGTACGCAGGCTCCCGGGCCTGGATTATTTCGAGATAATGGACGCCCTGCACGACATGGCACACCATGGCGACGTATCAATAGTGACGGAGGAGTAAGACATGGCAATCACACAGAACGATATAGACAACATACACAAATTAGAGAGCTATCTCAAGACCCCCCGCACCGCGGGAGAGGTCGCCACCTACCTCGGGGTCTCCAGGATGCAGGCCCTGGACTACATAGAGATCATGCTGAAGAACCCCAAGAAGTACCCCCTCTCCTGCGGGAACCTCGCAGGCGTAGAAAAGACCTGGGTGATAGAATGAGAGGACCCGACAGGGCGGTCGTATTGGACTACGTCCGCCGGCATCCCGGGACCGACGTCCGCAGGATCGTCTCGGACCTCTACCCCGAGGCCAGCCCCTACGATGCCATGTATTTGAGGGGATGGGTCTCCCGCCACCTCACCGAGCTCCGCGCCAAGGGGGAGATAATCGGAGAGCACGCCCCGGACTCCCGCCACATGAAAACCTGGAGGGCGGTGGCATGAAAGTATATCTCGAGAAGGGGCACACCATGAGGGCGTACCTCAGCATATACCCCTATAAGCTCCAGCACTACTCGACGACCGACCCCGCGGTCCCCGAGGCCATCCGCAGGGAATCGCACACCCTCCGCATTATAGGGGACGCAGACAAGACCATAGAGCTGAACGGCACCCTCGAGGAATTGAAGGAGCTCGCGAAGCTAATGGCCGAGGTAATGGAGGTGGCGAAGGAATGACCCCCGAGCAAATAACCGCCATCGTGATCGCCACCCGGACCTCGGACGCTTGGGCCATTATGGACCACGCCCTGGAGAATCTGACAGATAAGGGCCTTAGAGAGGACGCCCAAATGGCGCTCTACTACATAGCCAAGGTAAACCGCGCCCTTACGGAGATCGCCAGCAAGGGGGCGAAGGAATGACACAGCTCGACCTCCGCGACTTTCTAAAATTCCCCTGGCTGTGCGACAACGCCGTGATAGACACGGACCAGACCCCCGACGCATACGAAGGATAGACAGAGGCCGACCTCGAGGAGGGCGACCGCTTCCCCGACGTCGATTATAGAGAGCCGGGAACCGCCTTCCTTTGCAAAGCCAGGGGCTACCGGCTCCTGGTCTGCGAGTGCATGGGGTGGGCCTGCGGCCAATGCAGACCGCACCACGCGGATATATTCGACACCGAGCTGAGCTCGGCCAAGGGGAGACAATCATGCTGACCGACACCAAACGCGAGATAATACGCCAGACAATCGACGACATGAAGGAGGCGGAGGACGCCCTCAACGTAATCATGGGGAGGCTCCCGACGATCCTCCTAAACAACGTGCTATATACGGTAATCACGGACCTGCAGACGGGCATAGAGAACCTCCAATATATCGACAGGCACCTCACCAGGGGGGCGGAATGACAGCCCGCTATCTATCCGCCCCCGCCGTAGGGATAGCACGCACGAACCAGATAGGGGGCCTCCTCGACAGGGCGACCCACCCGCTGACCCTCTGCGAGATCATGGAGGTCACGGGCCAGCCGTACCCCGTGATATACGGATTTTTGAGGAAGAACGACACCGCGGGCAGGATAACCTCCCGCCCCATCCCCCGCCCCACCGGGGGCAAACCGTAGCGCGAATATTGGCGCGGAACCGCAGACATTCAAACAACCTTCGAGGCCGAGAACATGATGGACGACAGGACAGGCGACGACATAGAGCACGGGGTCCGCCCCGTAGCATGGAAGGACAGACAGCACACGACCTGGAGCATTGACGAGAGCGAGAGGCTCACCGCGATCCAGGGCAACAGATGCCTCCGCTTCGGCAAGGCGGAGGGAATCGACAACAGGAGGACCGTCGTGAGGATAAGGACCGAGGACGGGGCCTTCACATTCAAGAAGGGCAGACAATGACCGACGAACACAGAAGGAATAGGGAGGTAATCCTCTCCCGCATCGAGGCCCACCCGGGCATAAGCAACCAAGAGCTCTCCGCCATCCTCGGCTGGACCATCAACAGGGTAACGCCCAGGACCAGAGAGCTCCTGGACGAGGGCAGGATTAAGGTAATCGGGACCAAGCGCACCAAATACAACCGCTCGACGCGGTGCTATGCAGTAGAGGAGGCCGACGCATGCCCGAATTAATCCAGATGAAGCTCTCCGACATAAAGCCGTATGAGAGGAACCCCAGGAGGAACGACGACAGCGTCCAGGCCGTAGCCAACAGCATTAAGGCCTTCGGCTTCCGCTCGCCCATCATCGTCGACGCGGAGAACGTAATCATAGCAGGACATACCCGCTATAAGGCCGCCAAGAAGCTCCGCCTCAAGACGGTGCCCGTAATCGTAGCCGACGACATGACCCCCGAGCAGGTCGAGGCGTACAGGATCGCCGACAACAGCGCCGGAAGTAAGAGCGATTGGGACCACGCCCTCCTCCAGGAAATCCTCGCGGAGATCGGTCCCGCCTACGATATGGCGGACTTTGGCCTCGATATGGACCAATACATAGACACCACCGAGGTCCTGGACGACATAGAGGAGGACACGCCCCCCGCGCCTTTGAAAACGGCAGTAACCGTCCGCGGCGAGATAATCCGCCTCGGGGACCATGTCCTCCTCTGCGGGGACGCCACCGACCCCGGGGACGTAGCGAAGCTAATGGCAACGATGGGGAAGTATGAGGCGGACTGCGTCGTGACGGACCCGCCCTATAATGTAGCCATAGTCGGAGAGACGAAGGACCACCTCACCATAGAAAACGACGACATGGACGAGAGCGCCTTTAAGGACTTCCTCACCAAGGCCCTGGAGAACATGGCCGACCATTTGAAGGAGGGCGGGGCCTTCTACATTTGGCACGCGAGCAGAACATCCCCTCAGTTCATGAGCGCATGCGAAGATTCGGGATTAACCGTGAGACAGACCCTCATCTGGGTAAAATCGATGTTCGTATTGGGGCGCCAGGACTACCAGTGGAGGCATGAGCCCTGCCTTTATGGATGGAAAGACGGAGCACCCCACTACTTCATAGCAGACAGGACCAGGACCACCGTCGCGGAGAGTACCCTCGATATTGAGGGCATGAGCGAGCGCCAGGCGAAGGACACGCTGAAGAAGATGCTCGCGGAGTACCCCTCCGACGTAATCCACGAAGATAAGCCGGCACGCTCCGCCGACCATCCGACCATGAAGCCCGTCGCACTAATCGCCCGCCAGGTTTTCAACAGCACCCACGCGGGGGACATAGTCCTCGATCCTTTCGGAGGATCGGGAAGCACCCTCGCCGCATGCGAGCAGATAGGGAGGCGGTGCGCCATCATGGAGCTGGACCCCGTATATTGCGACGTAATCATAAAGCGGTGGGAAAACTTGACAGGAAAGACCGCAGAGAGGCTGAAAGCATGAGGATAAACGGCACAATCAACGAATGGAACGTATTAAACCAGGAGTTCAAGCTTCTGACCATGACAGGCGAATACACCATAGGCACAGGCACCCTCGACACCACGGTGGCGGACCAGCTGGTGGACGCCATGAAGAACCGCAGGACCGTGACCCTTACGGATGAATGTAACGACCCCGACAGGGGACCGGCACCGCTCCTCGATTATCCCGGGTATGGAGAGGGCACCGAGACCGTACACAGCACAGGAGATCTCCGAGATCACGGGGATCTCCACGACCGTCGTGGTCGGATTCTTAACACGCAACTACAACGCCGGACGCCTCAGCATGAGGGAGGACACGGTCCACCATCCGAGACACGGATGGCAGACCCGCCGCATCTACTGGAGAGGCACCGACGACATGGAAAACACATTCGAGGCTGATGATATGAACGCAGACACAGAGAAAAGGCTGATAGAAGGAGAGCGCCCCGTCTCATGGCGGGACGGAGTGAGGACCGTCTGGTCCATAGATGAGAGGGAGACCGTGGCGACCATGCGCGGGAAGAATGTGGTCATCCTCGGACATGCGGACAACGTGAAGAAGACCAGGGCGGGAGTGACCCTCCGCCTCGGCTCCGGCACGGAGATCCTGTTCAGGAGGCGGACGGAATGAAGCTCGTATGTTACGGCTACTCGGACGACGTGGCCATCATAGACATACTCCGTAACGACGGCACCAAGAGCTACTCGGACTGCGATTGTTACAACAGGCCGTGTTATGCGGAAGTTACCAACAGCATCGAGGGAATCATCCTCGCGTTCAACTACGTCGGGACCTGGACAGTCGGCATTGCCCAGCTCGATGAGGGAGTCCCTATCCCCGAATGGGCACAGCACCCCTGCATCCAGATGAAGGAGGAAGGGGACTACACCGTCGCCTTCGAGCTCAGGGGTGTGCCGGACGACGTAGATATCAACTGGTTCTATTTCGCCGACGGAAGGAGG